ATTAAATTTAAGTAGGGAAGTGTTTAAAGACACGGAAAGTACCTGCGACATAAACACACAATAGAGGTGATTTATGATTGAAAGTATTGAAGGAATTCCCAAAGGAAGCTCCGAAGAAATACCGATACCGCATTCTCCAACACGAGGACGGGAGAGTGGTATTAGCCGTACCCTTAGCAATCGTGCTAAGAGAAAACACGGTAAACATTTCGCGTCGGGACGAACAATCTCCGAGGCGTTTAGCGCGAAAGCGCTCAAAATGAGAATGGCTTCTTTGAAGAATGATAACGACACCGTTGTCGTACGACCTGGGTTCAAAGAACTCAAGGAATTCGTTCTTCCTGTTCTCAATAAGGCCTATAGAACTTCGAAGGAAATACCTACCGAACTAGCGACTTTAGAGCTGAAATTCAGTGAAAGGGTGCTTTGGCCTCGGTCCATATATAAGTATCAAACCTTAGTCGAACAAACCGAGCCCTTCAAATCTGTCGACGACTTTCCTTATCAATATGAAGCTGATTGGAATGGAATGTCTATATGTTGGGAAGGGAGCAGAAGCTTTCAGTTCCGGGAAGACACCAAACGCAATAAGAGGGCACTCAAGAATGCAAACGGTTTTCCCTCCTTTGGCAAGAAAGGTGAGCATCTTCAAGACTCTATTCAGTATAATGAAGGGGTTGTGTTGCCCAGTCTTAAGCTAGGCACATGCTATAGTATCTTACCGGGTTTTCGGACTCAACAGTCCCATCAAGATCAACCAAAAGTAAGACTAGTCTGGTCTATTCCAGGCCATGTTTGGCATCTGGAATGTATGGCTCTTGATGACGCAATTGACAAAACCATACTCAGGGCGTCTGAAGCGAAGGCCGACATCCTGCCGTTGTACTTTGATTGGCACCAACCGATCATCCAACCGTGGATGGATGCCCATAGCGAGGTAACCCATTGGGTGAACCTAGATGCGTCAGCCTACGATAGTACCGTCCAAAAGAGCGAGTTAGCCGCCGCGTGGCAGTTCTTCGCAGGTGATTATGAAGCAGTTGACTTACTCGCCGAGTATTCTGCTTTTGCGGACCTCGTTATGCCTGAGGGTACTCTACAGCGAGAAGGGGGTATGCCTTCTGGGTCTAAGATTACCAACATTGGTGATGGTTACACCAATGTTCGTGATATGTTAGAAGTTCTAAGACGTCTTCGTCTGGACCGCTATCTCGAGTGTATTCTAGTTAATGGCGATGACATCACACTCGGTTTCAGCACTCGTATCACCGACGACAACTTAAAGAAGGTTGATCGTGAATCGAGGCGGAACATCTCCGTCGATAAGAGCGTTAGATTCTCAGATGGTATATGGAATTCAAAACTCTATATCACTTCAGATCTGAAGACCAGACCTATCTATCGTGCTTTGAATAGCATGATGTTTAGTGAACGCAGGTCTAACGCCATTGTAGGTGGTAAGGAGTATGTTGCGATTGCTCGAGCTCAAATTCTTTGGGACATCGAAGAACATCCTTTGTTTGACGTATTTGCCAAAGAAGTTCGTAAATATGATGAAGCCCACATTGCTGAATTGGTCGGAACCTCGCGCTGGAATGAGGCTCTGGAGCAATATGTCAGTGATCATGATTACGAAGGAGTTAGAGACGCAAAGGAC